ATGAATAATATTTCAGATGATGTTTATAAAGAAAAATATTTTAAATATAAAAATAAATATATAAATTTAAAAAATAATATGAATGAAGATATGGTAGGGGGAGTAAATGCGAACAAAGTAGAGGAGGGGGTAGAGGAGGGGGTAAAGGCGGAAAAAGTAGAGGTGGAGATAAAGGCGGCAAAAGTAGAGGAGGGGGTAAAGGCGAAAGAAGTAGATGAGGGGGGGGGTGTAAAGGCAGATGGGAGTGAATCAATTAATAAAGATGCGGAAGATGCGAAAGTTGCAAAAGCTGCGGAAGATGCGAAAATTGCAAAAGCTGTACTAAACATTATAGAAGATGCGAAAGTTGCAAAAGCTACAATAAACTTAATAATGGATAGTATTATTAAATCAATGAAAACAATAAAAATAGAGGATATAGAATATGATTTTATTTATAATAAAACTAACAATATAATAACATTTACATATAAAAATCCACAAAGTGGTGAAAGTAGTATTTTTGAATTTAAAATTGAACTAAAAATAATAGAGAATAATTATAATATAATATATACATATATTAATGCACAACCTAGTTCATCTACTCCAGTAGTATTTACTGCAACATTTCCTTCATTTGCTTATTTAAAACCAGGATTTATAACTTCATTTTTTGAACCAATTAGAACATATATTATGAAAAATATAAAATTTATTACTTTTTTAAAAATAATTAATATTTCAACATTTACATATTTAAACTGTGAAATTAGTTGCTCAATTAATAATAATATAATAACTTTTAATGTGGTTAAAGAAAAAGAAATTGAAGCTAAAGAAACAAAATCAAAATCATATATATTTACATTAAATAATTTATATATTAACAATATTATAAGTGGTACTAATATATATCTGATTGAATATGAAAATTACACTATAGATGTATTTATGCACGAATATAAAGATATTAGAAATAAATCACGATTCGTAAACTTATTAATAGATACAGTATGTTTAAAAATTAGAAAGGATACATATTTTAAATAAACTATTTAAACAATGTTGTTAAACATCATGAATTTCAGAAACATCTAACAAATATACTTATAAAATTACTACCCCATATTCTAAAACGGGTACAGTTTTATTTTTAGAGCCACTAAAACTACTCATTATTGCATATAATACTATATAAAAATATTACCATGTATGAAAATACCAAATATACTACATATGAACTGATAAAAATAAATAAAATAATAGCTGTCGCGTATATTTAGTATTTTATAAATATTATTTAATTTATAATATAATTTATATATATGAATTATATTTCAGATGATGTTTATAAAAAAAAATACTTAAAATATAAAAATAAATATATAAATTTAAAAAATAATATGAATGAAGATATTGTAGGGGGTGGGGGTAGTTTTATTGGGTGGTTGTTCGGTTCGGATAAGAAGAAGGATGATAATACTATAAAGGAGAAGGAGAAGGTTGATACTACTATAAATGATGAGGATGCTCCTTTACATGTTAGATTTTTAAATAGACTTAATACAAATGAAAAATTTAAAAAGTTTGATGCCACAATAGTAGAGATTAATATTAAATTTGATAGTATTGATATTGATAATAATATAATAAAATATAAAAAAACATCTTATCCGGATAGAGTTATGGAAGAAACTATTATTTATGCATTTACATTAAATACACCATTAAATATAGAGATTAAAGATGATAAAGGAAAAGTTATATCCACACTAAATACACCATTAAATATAGAGATTAAAGATGATAAAGAAAAAGTTATATACACAATTGAATTGAAACCTGATTGGGAAAGAGGCATAGAAACATATGTAAATTCTTTACACGATATTTTATCGCGAATAATATTGAACATCGAAATAATTAAACAAAAAGACTTAACAACTTAAATATTTTCATACATATTTTTCAATAATATTAGATAATGTTATAAATTGAATATTAAGATTAGAAGTGGAAGGATTAAAATAATATATATCATTAGATAAAAATATTAATAATTCATTTATCCATTGTAATTTATTTTTATCTTTAATATATAATACATCTTGAGTTAATAATTGATAATAAAATAACATTTTTTCATTATTATTATTTTCAAATAAATAACTAAAAGATTTAATATTATTTATTTTATCAAAGAAATCTTTATTCATATCTTCAATAGAAGAAGCCCATATAAATAAATTAGTATTTGGTTGATATATACCATAAAAATTAAAGTTACCTTTAATCTTTAATATATTTTTATTATCATATAATGCTAATAATTTAATATTATTAACATTTATAAAATTAATTCTATATTCTTTTTTTATATTTAAAAATGTTGATATTTCTTTAAATTTTTTAATATAATATTTTTTAATTTTTTTAATTAAATCCATTATAAAATAATATATAAAATAATATATATAATGAATATATATATATTATTATTATTAATTATTTGTATTATATTTTTATGTAATAGAACACAAGAAAATTTAGAAAACGAAGAGTTACCAAATGCAGGTAATATAATGAAATTAGATTTAAATAAATGTTCTAAAGATTGTTGTGGATTAAACCAATATAAATCATTATTAAATCCTACTAATAATAATAATGCTTTAGAAAAATATACATCTACAAATTTAACATGTAATGGTAATGATGGTACAGGTTGTTTATGTATAACTAAAGATCAATTTAATTATCTTTCTAATAGAGGAAATTAATTTAAAAAAATCTAATATAATATAATTATATATGTTAAATTTATTAGTAGAAACTAAAAATGAATACACAATACATTTATCAAATATTATAACTCCTTTTATTTTTGAAGGTGTACAATCTATTTATAAAGAAGCATTACAAATATCACAAAATAATGAACAAATATCACCAAATAATGAGATATTAAAAATATTTCAATCCTTTTTAAAAAGAGTACCAAAATGGAATCAGACAAGAATAGATACTGAAACTAATAGAATATTAAATTGTTCACATAGTTTTGTATGGTTGAATGATTTAATTAAAGCAACTTTAAAATCAAATATAATAATATTAATGTATAATCCCACAAATAAAAAACAACATATTGATTATAATTTTTATAAAAATATTAAAACATCTGATTTTATTCATAAAATATATATAGAAACAGCACGAGAATTATGGAATAATCCATATTTATTATATCATTTATATCCTCCAATAGAAATTAAAAGAAATCAAAGAGAATGTTTATTTATTATAAAAGATTGTATTAAAGAAGCAATACGAAAATTATTACCTGTTAAACATATATTAGAAGTATATTTAGGTGAAGATCATGAAAATAATGAATTTGATGATAATTTTGATAATAAAAATTTAAGTGAAATAGATGAAAGAAATTTAAAAAAAATGATTAATACAGATTTAAATAAACAAAACGAATTAACATTTAATAATGAATCAAAAAATGTTTTAAATAATGAATCATTAACTAAAAATAATGAATTATTAACTAAAAATAATGAATTATTAACTAATAATGAAGATTCAACATCAGATGAAAATATTAAATCCTTAAATATACTGGAAGAATTAATCACAATGAGTGAAGATTTATTTGACAAACCCGCAAAAAATGAACAAGTTACAAAAAATGAACAAGTTACAAAAAAGGAACAAGTTACAAAAAATGAATCTGTTGTACAAACTGTTAGTGATACAAATACAATAGGTTCAAAAATATTAAATATAATTAATAATCCAACAAAAAATACTAATTTTGATGATAAAATAAAAAATATATTAAAATATGATTTAGCAACACATACTGTTAACTCCGAAATAGATACAAGTTTAAATTATAGTCAAGAAAAAGATTTAAATAATTATAAAGAAATATTTAGCAATTCTAATATTGCTCAGCCTTCAAATAATATATTTAAAAAATATTTAAATATAAATTAATTATTCAATTGTGATATTATCTAATTTTTCACATTCTTTATATATGATTATTGAAGGTGAAATCATATCTAATATAGCACATGATATTGAATTAATAGCACCTATACATAATAAATATTTTATATGTATAGTATTTTTAAATACATAATTGATAAAAATAATTGGTATAACACTTATTAATATATATTTTAATATTTTTTCTAATTTTGATATATTTTTTTGAAATACTTTATTATTCATTACTACATTATAGAAAAAATATTTAAACTTTTTTTCTTTATTAATATAATGATTAAAAAAATAATTATATTAATTACTATATTTATTATTATTATATGTATTCAAAATTATGATGATTATAAAAATAAAAATATTAGACGTACTATATTTGATAAATATAAATTACCTTTATTAGTGAGTTCATTATGTGGTTTTTTCATTACTTTTAATAATAATAATTTATTATTATATAATGATTTGTCATTAGATATTAAAGAAAATATATGTACACCACCTTATTTACACATGCACATTGAAATGCCTGATTTTTAAATAGCAGTATCAAAATTTTTTAAATCATTATTTAGTACTTCAATTTTTGTATCTAATTCTTCTTTTTGAGCTTCCATATTTTTAATTTGTTCTTCATATGATTTAATAGTTGATTCAATACTTAATTTATCATAATCTTTAATAGCGGTTGCTTTTAATTGTTCTTCTAATTCTGCTAAATTTTCTTTTCGTTTATTTAAATTATCAATAATATTTTGACGTACCATTTCATTTTTGCGTTGTTCATGAAAAATTTTTGATTTTTCTTGATTTTCCATATAAGTTTTCATCATAGTATTTAATTGTTCATTTGCATATTCAGAATTTTTTACTGATTCTGAATCTGGATTAGGATCATACGGTAACCATTTACCACATTCACCAACAAATACATGAAATGCTGGATCTACAGTTTGACATTTTTTAGCATGTTCACATGCCTCTTCGTATGATATAAATACTCCTCTAATTTTAATTCCTGATAATTCTTTTTTATTTTCTTTATCTGTTAAAAATGATAAACATACAAATTTTTGATCTTTAGGTAAAATAGTATCTTCTGTTAAATAGTCCATTAATTATTTATATAAAAATATTCTTTAAATAAATTTTATCTAATATAATTTTATATTTTTATCATTTTCATTAAATGATTGATAATCTTTTAATATTGATGATTCAGTAAACATAGTTTTAAATATATCATTAACTTTTTCATTATAAATATCATTATTAATAGGTTTAGTTCTTAGGCCTAATTGTTGAACTTTATGAAATCCATTATTATATGCTTTAGTAATATAAATAGTTAATAATATAATACCTGTTAATAATATTAATATAGAAATAGTATGTAATAATGCATTCATTATATATATAATTATATATTTTTATTTTAAAGAACTTATATATTCCCATTTTAAATATTTACATATTTTTTCCCATATTTGATCATTTTCCATAATTTTATCTAAATCTTTATGTAATGAAAAACATTCTAATAAATGATCTAATTCTAATAATTCACAAAATTTATGTAATACATATGAATATGATAAAAAATTTTTTCTTATATTTTTTTTATATAATTCCCATGGTTCTTGAATACTTATAAACATTGATATAAATAATTTTTCCATATCTCTTGTTATTTTAGGTGGTGGTAAATTATTTAATTTATTTATTATATATGCAACATGTTCATAATATATATTATATCCTAATTTTTTTAATATTATTTTCATTTTTTTTTTATTTAATACTGATAAATCAGTTAATCTTAATTTATTTAATTCCTTTAAAATATCTATAAAAACTATTTCTGGTATATCAGGACTTTGTTTTGCTTGAAATTGATTTAACCATTCTCTAAAATGATTTAAACGTCTATATGGTGAATAATCTTTTATTTGTCTATCTTCATCTAATATTATTATTTCACTATCACCACAACAAGGACATATATATGAACTTTCTGTCATATCTAATATCTTTTCAACATTACATTCTTTACAATATATAATTCTATTTGAACCATCGTCTTGATTTATTCTAATACCTTCAACCCTTTGGCAATATTTATCAAATAAATTAGCTCTATTATTATTATCTACTACTGTTTTATCTTTTTTATTACATAAAAATTCCAATATATTTTTAGATTCTTTATTATTAAATTCTTTTGTATCACGAGTATCATAATAATTTAATATTAAATCTCCATTATTATCATAATAATCCATTTCATCATAATTATATATTATATTATTTATTTTATTTTTTAATAATTCTTTTTTATCTAATAATGATGATTTATATTTTATATCTTCCATTGTAAAATTATTTATATTATTATTTAATATATTTAATTCATGATCAATAGATTCTATTTCATTTAAAATTATATTTTTTTCATTTTTGACAATATTTATACATTTAATAATGTTACGATGTTTATTATCAAGTGTGTTTGATTCTTTATTTTTCTGTTTATTATCAATCATTATATATTATATATATTAAATAAAAAACTTTTAAATAATAATAAAAAAATTGGAATCATTTTTCCTTATAAAAAATTGGAATCATTTTTCCTTATAAAAAATTGGAATCATTTTTCCTTATAAAAAATTGGAGCCAATGAAGAAATAAAATTGTAAAAAAATATTTATAATCATTATATTATAATAAATAATATATTAACATTTATTGTAAGCAATGACTGATTCATTAGAATTAACATATGATCCATTAGAATTATTTGATTCATTAGAATTACCATCTGATCCATCTGATATATTGGAATTACCATCTGATCCATCTGATCCATCTGATATATTAGAATTACCATCTAATCCATCTGATCAATCTGATCCATTAGAATTAACATTTGATCCATTGGGATTACCATTTGATCCATCTGATATATTAGAATTACCATCTAATCCATTAGAATTAACATCTAATCCATTAAAATTAACATATGGTCCATTGGAATTAACATATGATCTACAATATATTATGCCATATGATCTAGAAAATACATTTCATATTTTTTGCAATGGGTCAAACGAATTTGGAAAAATAAGTATTCATAATTATAATATTATATATAGTTATAAAGATGAAAATAATATAGTAAATAATTCTTTAACTAGAAATGCTTGTGATATTAACGAAATTCATATTGAGAATCATAAATGTGTACATATCTTCATTCCAAAATTTGCAAATGTTAAATACATTGATGATATTATTATTGTTTTTCGTTGTACTACACATGTTTATATTCATACAAATAAGATATTACATAGAATTCTTCGTGGTTGAAATCATCATTAATTTTTTTAATATTGAGGGTTACTAAATATTTAATATATATATATATATAATAATGCATGTACGTGAATTTAATTTTGGTGCTACTAAATTACAATTAAAAAAATTTAATATACATGATATGGCAGAACATTGTACTATTGCTATGATAGCAAAACGTGGAACAGGTAAATCTTATTTAACAAGAGAACTTTTATTTCATAAAAGACATATAGGAAGTGCAATAGCAATAAGTAGAACTGAAAAATTAAATTCATTTTATACTGAATTTATACCTGAATCATATATTTATCCTGAATATACTAGTGATATTTTAAATAGAATATTTCAAAGACAAGATCAATTAATTGAAGATAATAAAGAAAGATTAAAAAAAAATAAAAAATTAAAAGATGATTCATTAATATTAATTATGGATGATTGTATGAGTTCAAAGGGTACTTGGTTAAAAGATCCAAATATATTAGAATTATTTTATAATGGAAGACATCATCATGTTTCATTTATTTTAACTATGCAATATGCGGTTGGTATTCCTCCAGATATGAGATCTAATTTTGATTATGTATTTCTTTTAGCAGAAGATACAATAAATAATAGAAAAAGATTATATGAACATTATGCTGGTATGTTTCCAACATTTGATATTTTTCAACAAGTATTTAGTGAAATTACTAATAATTATGGAGTTATGGTTATAAATAAAAGAGTACAAAGTAATAATATTACTGATAAAATATTTTGGTACAAAGCTAAAAATGTACCACACTTTAAAATAGGTAATACTCATTTTAAAAAATTTCATAAAGAATATTTTGATGAAGACTGGAATAAAAAAATAGAAGTTTATAATCCTTTTAATAATAATTATAAACATAAAATTATTGTTGAAAAAATTAAAGAGTAAGTAAATATTTTAGATAATCTTTTAATTCTAACAATTGATCTATTGCTTGTTTTTTTCTTATTATATTAATTTCTTGCGATAATGCATTTTGTATTTTATCTAATTCTAATTTTTCAACAATTGGTTCTGTTGGTTTTTCAACAATTGGTTTTTCAACAATTGGTTCTGTTGGTTTTTCAACAATTGGTTTTTCAACAATTGGTTCTGTTGGTTTTTCAACAATTGGTTTTTCAACAATTGGTTTTTCAACAATTGGTTTTTCAACAATTGGTTCTGTTGGTTTTTCAACAATTGGTTCTGTTGGTTTTTCAACAATTGGTTCTGTTGGTTTTTCACTTATTTCTACAAAATAATAATCCACATTATTATCAAAATTTGATATTAGAAAATAGCGCATATTATGAAATAATGCATCAATTATTTCAATAAACAATTTATCTTGTTCATTATTTTCATATAATGATATAATCATACTAATAATGGCTGTATATTTTGTACAATATTCATTAGGTTCTCTTATACCACCGCCACCTACTAAATGATTTTTCCATAAATTAGGAAATGGTGATGTATAATCTGGTGACCCATAATTAATAAATTTATCATACCATATTAAATCATATTTTTCTTCATTATGTCCAATTTCAGTATTAACTATACCTGTTAAAACTTCTCGTGTACGTCTATCTAAACTTAAATCTATAGTTCCAAATAAATTATATCTTGGATTTTTTCCTAAAAAAGATGAATATATATTTATTTTATTAATGTCTATTGTATCTATTTTATTTTTATAAAATGGTCCATAATAAATTACTTTTTGTGTTTCTTTATCTAAATAATAAGGAAAAATACAACCATACCAATTAGTTATAATTATGTTATCTTTTAAATATTTATATAAATTAATTGGTAATGCTGCATAAAGTTGAGATATATAATTATTTTGTTTATTATTAGAATAATTAAATATATTAATTGAATCCTCATTTAATTTAGGTACCTCAAATAAACCTTTACATGATATATCATACATAGAACATAAACTTTGTTTCATTGTGTTCATTCCAAAAAAATTTCGTGCAACATGTATAGATACAATTCCTTTTTCATTACAATTTAAAATATTTTTAAGAGTATCATCAAAAAATAATATATTAGTTGGATGAATTAAATCTTTAGAATTTAATTTTTTATATTCAGAAAAAATGGACTCTGCTTTATTACCATTAGTTACTAAAATACTTTCAATTTTAATATCTTCCGGTATATTATTAATTACATTTTCTTTAACATCTGGTTCAATAAATAAAACATTAGCAGTACATAAACATATTTTAATTTTTTTATTTTTCATTTTTTTAATAAATTGTGTAACACTATTATCATTATTTAACATATTAATTAATTCATAAGGTGAAGAAACTCTTTTTGGAAAAAGAACACAATCAATATCAAAAAATATATATTTTTCATTATTATCATCATCATCATCATCATCATCATCATCATCGCCGCCTATATTATTATATTTAATTTGTAAATATTTTTTTTTATATTTAAAATATTTTTTTTCATAATTCATATATCATAATATATATAAAAAAATTGATTAAATATTATATTGTTAATAAATAATAATAACTAATTAAATGTCTTTAAAAATAATAAAATTTAAAAATTCTGATTATGAATCAATTGAAAATATAATAAATATCAAAAACTTTTGTGATAATTATATTTTTTTCAAACCAATTTTAATTGATAATAATTTTAAATCTAATACTGAAACATATGATATAGAATTAAATATTTTAAAATTTGATAGTAATATTATTAAATTGTTAATAAATTATGATATATATAATATTGAATTATATAATTTTAAAATTAATGATAATATTATAAATGCTTTAATTAATTATGAAAATATAAATAATTTATCAATAGATGAATTATATGAATTAAAAAATATATATGATTATTTATGTATTTCTGAAAATTTATTATTAAATATTAAAAATAATTTGAAAAATAATTTAAATATATTATTATATAATATATTATTTGATATTAATGATTTATATTTAGATTTTATAAATAATAATGAAAAATATGATTATAATAATATGTATAATATATTAAATGCATTTAAAAAATTAGATATAAATTTATCTTCTAATTATCAAAAAATAAAAGAAAAATATAATAATTATAATATTATTGAAAAACTAAATTTAGAATATTTAGTTTTTCAATATTGTCTATATTTAACAATAAATGAATTTATATTATCAAATAATAATATAAATAATATAAATGATAATAATATTATTAGAATATTATCATTTTATTATGCAAAACATAATAAATTAAAATTACCAATTACAATTAATTCACATTCTGAAACGTTAACTAGATTTAAAAAATTAACTAATAATTTAAACTTTTCATATAATAATATGATTATTGCGGGAGGTTTAATAAATTTAGCACTAGATCATTCCTTAAATATTAATGATTATCAATCATCAGATATTGATATATTTTTATATGGTAATATTGTTGATCAAAATATGCAAGTTAAAAAAATTATTGAATTATTTCCAAAAGAAGATATATATATAAAAAAAAATACTAATAATATAATTACCATATGGATTAAAGATTTTAATAGATATATACAAATGATATATACATATTATACAAATATATATGATATAATTAATAATTATGATACCGATCATGTTAAATGTTGGTATGATGGTATTAATTTTAACCAAACTTTTGATAATGTATTAAGTATTAAAACAAAAAATGTTATATATAATGATTATCCACAAAATAATATTAGATTATATAAATTACATAAAAGAAATTATACAATTAATAATATTTTTAATTATAAAGATAAATTTATTATTGATTTTAATGATTTAAAACTTAAACATTATTTATATATAAATGATAATTTTAATAAATTATTACCTAAAAAAAGTTGTACTGATGTTGAAAATATAATAAATATAAATATATTATCAAATACAAAATTTTCAGATATTGTATCATTAAATAATATAAATATAAATAAAATATTATTTAATGATAAAATAATAAATAATAAATATTGTATAACTAAAATAAATAATATACCTATTAATAATAATAACTTGACCAAATTATATATTGGTAAATTTCAACTTATTAATATTACTAATAATTTTTATGATGATAATTATTATAAATTTTATATTTTTAATATAAAAGGTTATTATAATATTTTTAATAATATATCTAAAAATAATGATAAATATTATATTTCATCACGTTATGATGGATTTAAAGTTTATATTGATAATATAAAAGGTGACTATTTAAGAATTAAGTATAAAAAAAATAATAATTATTTATTATTAAATAATTATTATAAAATATATTACTATAGAACATATTTAATATTATTGAATGCGGATAATTATAATTTATCATTAATATTATAAAATCAGAAATAGATTTCTTTAATTAATTATAATAGTTGAAACCCATTTGAATGTCAACCTCGTACAATTGTATTTTTTTAATAATAAATATATAAAAATATATAGATTTTTATAAAATATATAGAAATATTATAATATAAATATTATAAATATTATAAATATTATAAAAATTATTATAAAATTAAAAAAATATATAAAAATTTTTTCTATGGTATATTATATAATATATAATGGGTGGTGGTTTAATGCAATTAGTGGCTTATGGGGCCCAAGACGTATATCTAAGTGGCAATCCGCAAATTACTTTTTTCAAAGTAGTTTACAGACGTCATACAAATTTCGCAGTAGAACCTATTCAACAAACTTGGAATGGTGCTGCTGACTTTGGAAGAACTGTTACTTGCAATATCAATCGTAATGGTGATTTAATTACTAATATGTATATTGCAGTCATATTAAAGAATATATCTGCTGCTGATGCTGGTAATGCTGCATGGGGATATGTTTCTCGTTTAGGTCATGCTATGTTTAGTTCAGTTAAAATTGAGATTGGAGGTTCAAAGATTGATGAACATTGGGGTGATTGGATGAATATATGGGTTGAATTAACATGTAAAACTGGACAACTTCGTGGATACAACAAAATGATAGGTAATGTTCCAGAATTAACTAATGTTGCGGTTGGTACCAAACGTTCTTATCAATTATATGTTCCTTGTCAATTTTGGTTTTGTAGAAATAATGGATTAGCTTTACCTTTAATCGCTTTACAATATCATGATGTTCGTATCACCGTTTATTTCCGTGATCAAATGAGCGTTGTTAATTATAATTCATTAGTTCCTACTTTTACTCAAGGTCTGATGCAAGATTCTTATTTATTAATTGATTATATTTATTTAGATTCTGAAGAACGTAAACGATTCGCCCAAGCATCTCATGAATATTTAATTGAACAATTACAATTTACTGGATCTGAAACATTAAATTCTGCAAGCATGAAATACAGATTAAATTTTAATCATCCTAGCAAATATTTAGTATGGGCACCTCATTTACAACAATATAATACTCGTAATTCATGGATTTCTTATGCTTTTGATGGCAAATGGGATGCTGCTAAGGATCGTTTCGCTAAAATCATAGCTGGAGCATGTGTATTAGGTGTTAATTATACGGCTACCGGTATTACTTTTACTGGTGATGCTACTGTTGCTAAAGGCGATGTTATTGATCCTACATTAGTTATTCCTTCAGGAAGTGGTATTACTGCATCTTTATTATCTAAAATTGAAGCACGATTTATAACTGGATCCGCTCCTACTATTGTTGCACCCGCCACTACTGGCCCATGGTCTATAGCTACTGGAACTATTGATTACGATGTTATAAATTCTTATTTAGATTCCGTTATTTTAGTACGTAATAATTTAACATGGGAAGATATTTCATTAAATTTATCTTCATTATTAGGATCCATTACTTCAGGCAATGTTTATAATTTCTTAAATTTATTCTCCCAACATGCTATTGATGTATTTAATTATGGTAATTTCATTAATGGAACAGATAATCCTGTTGCAGATGGTAAATTACAACTTAATGGTCATGATCGTTTCCAAGTTCGCGATGGTTACTATTTTAATTATGTTCAACCATTCCAACATTTTTCTAATACTCCTGCCGATGGAATTAATGTTTATAGTTTTGCTCTTAAACCTGAAGATCATCAACCTTCTGGTACCTGCAATTTCTCCCGTATTGATAATGCAACTTTACAAGTTGATTTTGGAACTTATAATCAAACTAACAATGCATATGCATCCACCTATTTAACTTCATCTGCTAACTCATTATTAAATATTTATACCGTTAATTATAATGTGTTACGTGTTATGTCGGGCATGGCAGGCACTGCTTACTCAAATTAGAACACCTAATCCAGTTAAAACTTTCATTACTCTTTGTAATATCTTTAATGAAAATATATATATTAATAATATATATATTACCATTAAAAAAAATTGAAATTAAAATATATTTCATTAAAAAACATAATTACTCTATAATTAATGTCAATAACTACTACAAAAAAATATTCATTAATAAATAATATTATTAAAATAGATAATGATAAAGTATCTCTAATTTTACAATTAAAAAATTTATTAAATGAAAATTTTATATTTGATGAAGAATCTCAATTATGGATATATTCATATTATAAATCAAATAAAAAATTAATAAATATATTATATCCAAATGAATATATTAAAAGTATTGAATTTAAAAATAATGATGTAAATGATTATAGAACAAAAAATATTATTATAACATATAATAATAAATATTATAATAATTTTATATTACCACCTGAATATGAATTAATAGAAGCTGGTACATCAATATTAATATTAGCAAGTTCTAAAGCTAATCAATATAGAAATATGTATTGGAAAGTTAAAGATAATAATAATGATATATATTATTTAATGCATATTAAAAATGATATATATACAAAAATATCAATTGAAGACATCAATATAATTTTAAATTTTAATGAAAAACGTAATATATGGTATATTCATAAAAATAGAAAAAATCAATATACGTATATTGGAACAAATAATAATGGTACTCAATATTATTTACATCAAATTATATTAGGTGTTCATAATACAATATTAAAAGATACAAGAATGTCTGTTGATCATATAAATCGTGATAAATTAGATAATAGACGTGACAATTTAAGATTAACTGATTGGTCAACACAAAATTCAAATAAAGATATGCAAGAAGATAGATGTGATAAAGTACATGAATGGCCTGTAGGAACAAAAAGAGTTAAATATTTACAATATAGACCAGATTATGCAGATAATAGAGAATATTATTATATTGATCATCCAAAATTAAATGGAATATATGAAACTAGTAAATCAAATAAAATAACATATATGAGTAAATATAATGATGCATTAAATAAATTAGAATATTTAAATTCTTTAAATAAAATGATTACTAAAGAAGAATTAATTGAATATTTCAATGATAATACTAAATTAGATTTACCAACTTATATTAGATTAGATACAAGACCAACTGATAATAAATTAATCTTTATATATGATTATAAAGATAATGATAATGAACGTAAAAATTATAGACAAGTTATAAAAAATATAAATCCACAAATTGAATTAGATAGATTTATTGATAATATTAATATAAAATATCCAGATTTAAATTTTTTAAAATATACAATTAAAAATATAAATTACAAATTTAATGACAATAATATTTCTAAAGAAAAATATGAAATTGATATTAATAAACCAATTATAAAATTACCACCTAATTATTCATTATATTTAGAAAAAAATAAATATTATATTGCATTTTCAAAAAATATTATGAAGAAAAGATATTGTATGAAAATAACTACAACTACTGATTACCACCAAGATTATAAAAAATTAACTAATTTATTAAATGAAAAATATCCAGAATTAAAATTAGATATAATTAATATATTATAATAATTAGATTAAATATTAAAAATTAATTTAAATAATTATATAATTATATTATGGCTATTTGTAATGACATATTAAATAATAGTAAATGAATATAATATTAGAAAATGAAAATAAAGAATTAAAAATAAAATTATAATATTAGAAAATGATATAATATTAGAAGATAAAACAATCAAAATTTATAACTGCATTACAAGATTTAAATACATGTGATAAATTAGAATCTAATTAATAATTGTATAAAAAGAAAGAATTATATAATATTAATAAAAAATACAATTTGATTGAAAATATTATTGAATATTTAAAAGATATTAATATTAATTTTGAAATTAGTGAATATTTATCATATATTAAAGATTGGTGGATTGATTAAATATATAAATTTATTTTACATTTTTGATAATATTAATAATTATATATATATATATGGATATAAAAATTAAATTATCTAAATTACCCAAATATTTAATAAAATCAGAATTATATAAATTATATGAAAATAATAAAGATGAATATTGTATAATACCTTTACAATATTATAAAAAAAATACAATAATAAAAAATTTTGATGATTTTATTAAATTATTAGATATTATACATTATTGGGATATTAATGATTTAAATTATAATGATTTTTATTGGTTTGTAATGGATAGTATAAATAATAAAAATACTCATTATAAAATAGAACCAAATATAATAAATATTTTATTATCTACAATAGATAAATATGATAATATGATTTTAGCACAAGAAATTAAATATATATTAATATATGATCATGAAATAAATGATATTCATAATAATACAATATTATATAATATTATAAAAGATGATTATATTAATTGTTTTCATTTTTTAATTAATTGTGGTTATTATAATGATCGTCATACAGACAATATATTAAAATTAATATTAATATTTAATAGTATCAAATGTTTTAAATATTATTATTATACTGGATGGGTAGATTTATTATTTTTAACTGCATATTATAATAGATTTGAATGTTTTAAATTTTTATCAAAAGATAATAATGAATATTGTAAAGAATATATTTGTAATATGTTTGCATATAATGGTAATTATGAAGCATTATTATATGCACATCAAGTTATTGGATGTAAATTTAATATTTATACATTAGATGATGCATTATATAATGGAAATTTAGAATGTGTAAAATATATTGTTAAAAATAATGAAAATATAAATATAAGTGATAATACTTTTAATAAAATAATTGAAAATAATAATATTGATTGTTTAAAATATATAGATAATAAATATAATGAAATAATACATTTATATTTTAGTAATAGTATATATTATTATTCTATATTATATAATAAGTTTGATTGTTTTAAATTTGCAATTGATAATAAATATAAATGGGATAATAAATATTATTTATTAATATTAAAAAAAAATAATATGGTTATAGATTATGTTAAACCAAAATTTAATTTTGATAATGATAATATACGTTTAAATAAAAATATAGATTTTTATTATAATATTCATATAGAATATAATAATATGTTTCAATTTATTAAATATGCCCATGATAATTTAATATTTAATTAAATCAAATATTATTAATTATATGTTAATAGGAGTAATACTATCACGTGTAACTTCATTTGTAGGCGACTTAAAAAATAGATGTATATTGCAGGTGTAATACTGATTTTCATGGCATTGTGGAATATCTATTGCTATTAGTAATAATGCTCTTCGTTTTTATAATAATCGCAATAATTTGTTGTTTCTCTGTTTTTATTATAAATATTAATACGTATATTACAATAATACTCTTAGTTTTTATAATAATTGCATGTTCCTATGTTTTTATTATAAATATTACTTTAAAAATTGAACAAAAATATAAGATGGTTCTAAATATGAGAATGTTTACAGCGGTAGTGATACTATGTGTAATTCTAATTTATATTATATTAGATTTATATAAAAAATACACCACCCATTATTAGCCAATCATATTATATACTTTTGAAAATATATAAATATTGTATATTAATATTTGATATATAAACTATCAATAGACCGTTAAATAACAATATATTATATAATAAAATATATGAAATATTAACTAGTATTTTAAATGAATATACTTTATTAAAATATAATATTATATAATTTAATTGAAAAATTATATAATATGGATATATTATATTGGTACCATAAAAATATAGAAAATAATTTATATTAAAAAAATATTATATAGTTTATCTAAATCATATTTAGTATATGAAACTTTTTAAATTATTAATAGATAATAATATTCTTTATATAAATTATTTGAATTATATATATGAAACTTTATAATTTAATTTTCATTTAAAACCTTTACAAATATATCATCTAGTAATAGAGAAAATACTATAGATAATCCACAATATGTCATTACTAAACTTGAAATATATATATTTATATTTCCACTATTTTGGTCCCAAATAAATGTATTAAATTGTGATAATGTTGTTCCAATTATTAATACTATCAATGTAATAATGTATTTACTAGTATTTGTGTTTAATAACTTTAAAAATGGTAGGCGGGATAACAATGCACTGGATAACACCAAATTTAATACCATACCAATGCCTATTCCAAATAATATTGCACCAGCTTTTAACCATTCAATATTATATTTAGATTCAACTTTAGGTTCAACTTTAGGTTCAACTTTAGTACCAGCAGTACCAGCAGGACATGCAGCAGTAGCAGCAGTAGCAGCAGCATTAGCAGCAGCATTAGCAGCAGCTGCACCAGCAACAGCAGTAGCACATGCACCAGGAGGGGGGGGTGTACCAGGATCATTAGTTGGATTTTTGTTTAGTCCAACTGCAATACATATAGACCCCCCTACTATGCTTATCCCAGCTAATGCCAATTTATATGGATAAATATCATTTATCATTATATATATATATATATATATATATATATATTATAATTAAAATTATAATATTTATTAATTATAATATTTATAAATTAATTTACATTTTTATAATTATACATATATGTTTCATTATAAAATGTCATATATATATTTATTAAATATATATATATATATATGAATATTAATTATTTTAATTATATAAAAATATATATAATAATATTTATATTATTTAGTATATATATTATTTATATTGTTGGTTACATTTTTGCATTTGATGATTTAATCAATATTAATATTGCAAATGATAGTAAAACTAGTATTATATTAATATATAATATATTAAATATATTAATATATACTATATATTTATTAATTATAATTGCATTATTTTATAATAATAATTTAACAAAATCATTTACTTCTATTAATTTTATAATATTTGTTTATTTAGTAATTTCTAGTTTATTCATATTAAATTTAATAGGTAATATACTACAATTATTATATTATTCAAATACAACATTATTAAATAATGATTTAAAAATGAATATTTCTAAATTTTCATTATATTTTAATATTATTAATATAATATTAATAAGTATCATAATAATAATATATTTATATAAATATGATGATATTAATACTTATTATAATTATATAAAACAAATAATATTTTCAATATTAAATTATATAGATACCGATAAATATTATATATTAATAAATATAATAATACTTGTTATTTATGCATCAATTATAATATCATTATCAATAATATATTCAAAACCACAACAGATAGAGTTAGATATATTAAATAAACATAATTATTATAGAAATAAAGAAAATGCACCTAATTTAACTTGGGATGATAATTTAGTATTATCTGCTAAAAAATGGGCCCGTAAATGTAATTTAGAACATGAAAATCAACAAGGTCAAGGAGATAATTTATACATGTCAATTGTTCCTAATAATAATGCATCAATTGATGCAATAGATGATTGGTATAGTGAAAAATCAATATATATAAATAATAAAAATATAAATTCTAAAACAGGACATTATACTCAATTAGCATGGAAAAATACTAATAAGGTAGGTTGTTATAATCAATTTTGTAAAAATATGGTATTACCACACTGTCCTATACAACCAAATAGAATTGAAAAGAATGCAAATTATATAGTATGTAGATATTCTCCACAAGGTAATATAATTGGTACAAATTATAAAACTGGTAAATCATTATTAGAAGAAAATGTTAATTAAATTAATATATAATATAATATAATGATATTATGTAAATATCAAAATATTTTTGGAAAACCGAATGAAGGTGTACATTCAATCAGATTATTTGATTATGCAATAATTGATATATTATTTACATTTATATTTTCATATATATTTTCAAAATATATAAAAATTAATATTTTTTATATTTTCATATTTTTATTTTTATTAGGTCAAATTTTTCATATTTTATTTTGTGTTGAAACTAAATTTTTAAAAAACTTTTATTTATAAAAAAATTGGAGCCACTTTTCCTTATAAAAATTATGGAGCCAATGAAGAAATATATTGAGATATTTATTTTTCACATTATTTTTATTAAGTACAAAAAAACAAAATAAAAAAAATTGTATTTTTAATAATTACATAAACATATAATATAAATTATTAAATATGGAATTAAATTATTTTTTAAATAATGTTGATAGTAATTATTATGATAATTTTATAAAAAATCAAAATAATATTATATCTAATTTATATATAGATATTGATAGACTTTCACAAATAGCTAATAATAAATATCATGAAAAACAATTTGAATTAGCAAATATGTATTATTTAGAAATTAAAAATAAAAAAGATGAAATTATTTATATTGAAAAATTAATAGAACGTATTAATATAATTAAACAAAGTGAAAATATAAATAATTTAATTAAATTATTTAATAAAACTAATATTGAAACATAAAATTAAAAATATTTATAAAACTATTTTTTTTAAAAAATTAGAGCCAATGAAGAAATATATTCTTAAGGAATCTATTTCTGATTTCAAAATAAAAAAAAATTGGAGCCAATTTATGTTTCACGTTTAAAAAAATTGTATATTAAAATATTATAAATATAT